CGCCTGCAGCAGATTGAAATCGAGCGCCGGCAGCTGGAGGTAGAAAAGCTTCGTAAAGAGTTGGCCGGTGATGGTGAGGACGATGAACCAACCCCAGTGCAGATCAATATCAACGTAGTGGATGCGAGGGCAGACGATGGGGATCAGCCCGACACTTAACATTCCTCAGGCGCGCTTCCTCGCGATGCAGCACAAATTCAAAGCCTACGTTGCTGGGTTCGGTTCCGGTAAGACGTGGGTGGGTTGTGGGGGCATCTGCAAAGGGATGTGGGAGCATCCTAAAATCAACCAGGGTTATTTCGCGCCGACGTACCCGCAGATTCGTGACATCTTCTACCCGACGATAGAGGAGGTGGCCTTTGACTGGGGGCTGAGCGTCAAAATCAACGAGGGGAACAAAGAGGTTCACTTCTACGAGGGGCGGTGCTACCGCGGGACAACCATCTGCCGCTCGATGGAGAAGCCCGGCTCGATAGTCGGCTTCAAAATTGGTAATGCGATGGTGGATGAGCTGGACGTTATGGCGGCTGCCAAAGCGCAGCAGGCCTGGCGAAAAATCATCGCCCGTATGCGTTACAACATTCCCGGTCTGAGAAATGGAATTGACGTCACGACAACGCCGGAAGGCTTCAAATTCGTCTACCAGCAGTTCGTGAAGGCTGTGCGTGAAAAACCAGAGCTTGCGGCGCTGTATGGACTGATTCAGGCCAGCACGTTCGACAATGCGAAGAATCTACCGCCTGATTACATTCCATCGCTGCTTAGTTCTTACCCTGACGAACTGATTCAGGCCTATCTGCGCGGGAAGTTCACCAACCTTAACAGCGGGACCATTTACCACACCTTTAACCGCAAGCTGAATAACTGTTCTGACGAGATTCAGGACGGGGATCCGCTATTTATTGGTATGGACTTCAACGTAGGGAAAATGGCCGCGATTGTTCACGTAAAGCGTAATGGCCTGCCGCGTGCGGTTCGTGAGCTGGTCAAGGTCTATGACACGCCGGCGATGATTAAGCGCATTCAGGAAGAGTTCTGGCGCTACGAGGATGGTCGCTACGTTAAAAACCGGGAGATTTATATCTATCCGGATGCCTCTGGCGACTCCCGCAAATCGCAGAACGCCAGCAAGACCGATATTGCTCAGCTCAACGATGCCGGATTCAGCGTCATCGTTGATGATGCCAACCCTCCTGTTAAGGACCGCATCAACTCGATGAACGCCATGTTCTGCAACGCCAATGGCGAACGCCGCTATCTGGTTAACGTTCAGAACTGCCCGGTTTACACCGAGAGCCTTGAGCAGCAAATCTGGGCGGCAAATGGCGAACCGGACAAATCAGCAGATAACGATCACCCCAATGATGCTGGTGGGTACTTCATCGTGAAGGATTACCCGATCGTGAAACCGGCATACTCAATCACCATGGACACCACTTTCTGATATGGCAAACGACGACATCACCTGGGTTCGACCAGAACACCGGGCGGCTTCTGCTGCCTGGCGGAAATACAGGGACTTTTGCAAAGGAGCTGAGGCCGTAAAGGCAGCGGGTAATAAGTACCTGCCTTATCTCGACCCAACTGATAAATCCACTCGCAATCGCAAGCGCAATGAGGACTATCTGAGCCGCGCGGTGTTCTATGCCATTGCCGGTAATACGAAAATCGGCATGCTTGGGATGGCGTATCGCAAGGACCCCACGTTTAACGGCCCTGAAAAGCTCAATTACCTGTTGGACAATGCTGACGGTGCCGGCACCAGTATTTATCAGCAGTCGCAACTGGTGGCCGAGAACGTGCTGGAAGTTGCGCGAGAGGGGCTTTATGTCGATTACGCAGAAGCCTCCGATGAGGCGATCATCCTCCGCTATCCGGCAGAGAACATCATCAACTGGCGAACAAAGCGAATTAACGGGCGCGATCAGCTGGTGCTGGTGGTACTGCGTGAATGCGTAGAAGAGCCGGATGGTTACGCTTATAAGGATGAAATCCAGTACCGCGAACTGGCGCTGGAAGAAGGCCGGTTCATCTGCCGGGTATGGCGCCGGGCTGGTGGCACTGCAAGCGGAACCTACACCGTTGACAGTGAGTACCACCCTAAGCCGAAAGGAAAGGACTACTGGGACGAAATCCCGTTCACATTCGTCGGGGCCCAGAACAACGATCCTACAATTGATGATTCACCTCTGGCTGCGCTGGTGGAGATAAACCACGGTCATTACCGTAACAGTGCTGACTATGAGGACAGCGTGTGGTTTTGTGGTCAGGTGCAGCCGTACATGACAGGGCTTGATACCAACTGGCGTGATCACCTCGAGAAGAAGGGCGTTAAAATTGGTTCCCGATCACCGCTTTTGCTTCCTAAGGAGGGCTCGTTTGGTTATGCCCAGGCGCAGCCGAACATGCTGGCTAAAGAGGCCATGGACAGCAAACGCGATTACATGGTGCAGCTTGGCGCCCGATTGATTGAGCAGAACGCCACGGCGAAGACTGCTACCCAGGCGAGCGGTGAGCAAACATCCTCAACGTCTGTGCTCGGTATCTGCGTTTCGAACGTTTCTGAGGCCTACACGTTGGCGCTTAGCTGGTGTGCGAAATACCTCGGCATCAAGGGCGAAACGACGAGTTACACCATCAACCAGGAGTTCATCGCGAAGGTTGCCGAGTCGGGCATGGTGACGGCAATCGTCAACGCCTGGCAGTCCGGTGCGCTGCGCGATAGCGATATGATTCGCGCATTGCAAAAGCTTGACCTCATTGACCCGGCCGACAGTCCGGACGAGGTTATTGATGTGCTTCGCAATCAGGCACCAACGTTGACGGGAGGCTGATATGGCCACCATTAACGAAAGCCTGCGCGATGAGTCGATCGCACATTCCGTCTGGTTAAGTCGCTACGCCACCGGTGTGGCAAACCGGATGGTGAAGTTGCTTAACGAAACGGACGCGGATCTTTCGGCACGGCTACTAGATGCGCTGGACAGATTGCCGCCGGAGAGCTTCACCGTTAACCGTCTGGAGAGTTTACTGGGCAGCGTGCGCGAACTTAACCATCAAGCCGTAGCGTCCATGCAGGCAGGGCTCGAGAGTGAGCTGGTGGCGCTGGCAAAGAACGAAGCCAGTTATCAGCTGAGCCTGTTCGATTCCCTTCTGCCATCACAGGTCCTGTCTCACTATCCGCTGCAGGGTATTACAGCCGATATGGTGTATGCCGCGGCGATGGCGCAGCCCTTTCAGGGGCGGCTGCTGAGTGAGTGGGCGGATAATCTGGAATCGGACAGGCTGGCGCGGATAGTGAACGCCGTTCGAAGGGGGTATCTTGCCGGCGACACGGTAGAAACAATCGCGCGCAGTGTTCGCGGCCACGCCAATAAAGATTATCGCGACGGCGCGCTGCAGATGAGCAGGGCAAATGCCGCCAGCATCGCTAAAACAGCTGTGAATCATCTGGCTGCCACAGCGCGCAACAGCTTCACCAGTGCCAACAGCGATATCGTGAAAGGCAAACAGTGGCTGTCTACACTGGACAATAAAACCAGCCACGACTGCATTATTCGTGACCTGCTGCGTTACACCCTGGATAACAAACCGGTCGGGCATAAGGTGCCTTACCTGCAGGGACCCGGGAAGATTCATTTCTGCTGCCGTTCTACTGAAACTCTGATTCTCAAGTCCTGGAGCGAACTCGGCATTGATATTGATGAGATGGCCGAGGGTACTCGTGCCAGCATGGATGGCCAGGTGCCAGCTAAAACCTCGTATCTGGAATGGCTCGCGCGCCAGTCGGCACAACGCCAGGATCAGGTTCTGGGTGCCGAGCGTGGACGTCTGTTCCGCGCGGGTGAAATCGACCTGGCTGATATGTTCACTGACAAAGGCGAGTGGATCAGCCTGGAACGGCTGAAGCAGCTCTCAGGCACAGACAACTAACAATCACATCTTACTCCACGCCCTGGCATCCGCCGGGGCTTTTTTATGGGCGAGGCCCGGCAAAATCCCGAGGGGAAATTATGTTAATTCGAAACATGCTTCTGAAATATTACGCACCTGAAAGTGGCGGTGAGGGCGGTGGTGGTGGCGGTATCGAAATCACTCCTGAAATCCAGAAGCTGATTGATGAGCGTGTGACCAGCGAAGTCACTGGCCTGAAATCGAAAAACTCTGAGCTGCTGGGAACCATTAAGCAGCAAAAAGAAACCCTGTCACGCTTCGATGGTATCGATCCTGATGCAGTGCGCGGGATCCTCCAGCGTTTTTCCGACGACGAAGAGGCAAAGCTGATTGCCGCCGGAAAAATCGATGAGGTGCTCGATAAGCGCACCGAGCGTCTGCGTGCTGACGTTGAAAAGCAGATTAAAGCCGCAAATGAACGCGCGGACAAAGCCGAAGCGTTCTCCAACAAATTCCGGGATCGAGTTCTGGGCGATGCAATCCGTGCAGCAGCGTCAAAAGCTGGTGCGCTGCCGGAAGCATCTGACGATCTGATTCTGCGTGCCAAAGGCACTTTCCAGCTCAACGACGAAGGCGAGGCCGTAGCAGTTGATGCAAATGGCGATGTTCTGTTCGGTAAAGACGGCAAAACTCCACTGAGCCCGCTTGAGTGGGCTGAGTCTCTTAAGGAGACGGCTCCGCATCTGTTCCCACGCGCAGAAGGCACCGGCGCGGGCGGACACAAACCAAACGGCGGTGGCAGCCTGAAACGTTCCGAAATGAGCGCCAGCGACAAAGCGGACTACATCCGCAAGCATGGCCAGCAGGCCTTCCTCAAACTTCCGAAATAAGGGATTAACCCATGCCTACCACTGTTAATAGTGACCTGATCATTTATGACGACCTGGCGCAGACTGCTTTCCTCGAGCGCCGCCAGGACAACCTGGCTATTTTCAACGCGTCCTCCAACGGCGCGATCTTGCTGGATAACGAGCTGATTGAAGGCGACTTCCGCAAGCGTGCCTTCTACAAGGTGGGCGGCTCAATCGAATCGCGTGACGTTAACTCCACCGAAAAGGTGACGGGTAAGAAGATTGGCGCCGGTGAAGCCGTATCCGTCAAAGCGCCGTGGAAATACGGTCCATACGAAACCACTGAAGAAGCGTTCAAACGCCGCGGCCGCTCGGTTGATGAGTTCTCCGAAGTAATCGGCACTGATGTGGCTGACGCGACCCTGGAAGGCTACGTGAAATACGGCCTGAAGGCGCTGACGGCTGCTATTGGCGCCAACGCGGACATGGTGGTCACCGCCGATATCGAAACAGACGGCAAGAAGACCCTGACGCGCGGCCTGCGCAAATACGGCGATAAGTTCAACCGTGTTGTTCTCTTCGTTATGCACTCCGCCACTTACTTCGACATCGTGGATGAGGCGATCGCCAACAAAATCTACGAAGAAGCTGGCGTGGTGGTTTACGGCGGGCAGCCGGGCACGTTGGGTAAACCTGTGCTGGTGACCGACACCATGGACGCTGATGCGATCCTTGGGCTGGTAGCCGGAGCGGTTACCGTCACCGAGTCTCAGGCGCCGGGGTTCCGTTCCTACGACATCAACGATCAGGAAAACCTGGCCATCGGGTACCGTGCTGAAGGCGTTGTGAATGTCGACTTGCTGGGCTACAGCTGGGACACCGCCAAAGGTGATAACCCGGACCTGACCAAAATCGGCACCGCGGGTAACTGGAAGAAGCACTTCACCAGCAACAAATCTACGGCTGGCGTCCTGATTAAGCTGGGATCCGCAGCGGGGGAGTAACGCTGTCAGCGGATAAAACCTCCGCAACCGCTGACAGCACCGATGCGGTCACCATTTCCCTGAAGTACACGCTAAACGGCGCAGGTGTTTCCGGCAAAAACGTTGCCTGGAATTCAACCGGCGGCACGCTCAGCACTGCCAGTTCTCAGACCGGCTCTGCTGGTGGGGCGACGGTCAAACTCACATCAGACGTTGCTGGCACCTTCACGGTAACCGGCACGGTTGAAGGAGTGGCGAAAACCACGGATGAGATCACCTTCACCGCACCTGCAGCTGGCTAATCGATGGGGCGTAAGCCCCATTCAACGGATGCTCAGATGATTATTACTGATATCACCGCCGCTGACGTAAACAGTTACGCCAGCGAAGATGAACTGGCGTCATTTGCCACGCTGAGAGGAGTTGAGCTGCCTGAAAAGCTCGCACCGTTACTGATTAAGGCGATGGACTACCTGGAAGGGCTTGAATGGGTAGGTTCCAAAGCAGACCCTCGACAGCCGCTGGCCTGGCCACGCGCAAATGTCATTCTGGATGGACACGACTTCCCACCCGACCAGGTGCCGCGGCAGGTTATCACCGCACAATGCATGCTGGCTATCGAGGCAATTGCTGGCGATTTGCTTTCAAGCGTTCGTGAGGCCGCGGTTAAAACCGAACGTGTCGAAGGCGCCGTTACCATGACCTATGCGGTTGCCGATGGTGAGGCGTTTACACCTTCTTACC